TCTATCGTCCTGACGAACTTATTGAGAACTATAGGCTTACCTTGTGGATATGCAGCCATGCGCCCGACATTTCTTGAAACAGCGTCCTGCCCGTTCTGGAAATCGTGTAGAACTTCAAACACTTGCTTTACAGAATCCGACATCTTGACGCGGTTGATCTTGCTTCTGATGTGCTCAAACAGGTCGAATAATATTGTGCTAAGTGTCTGGAATATGGTAATCATGCGCGGCGATGTGGCGACTTTTGGCGCTTCCTGGATTAGCCAGCGGCGATGTGCATTCGCAAAACCATCCTGAACCTTTGACCACTCCATGAGTTCTTGTTTTGTAATTCCGCGGTTCTCAACTGAACCGCCGTTTCTAATCCTGCTGTCAATATCTATAAATGTTTCAAAATCTATATCTCCGAACTCACGGGCGATGATTGCCTTGTCGACATTGGAGAGCAAATCTGTCTGGAAGATTACTCTATCTATCTCGCGCAGTGCTGTGGTAAAGTCGCTGTGTCTTGCGATAGTTACTTCCCAAACTTTCTTTGCGACATCGAATTGTGTTATAGCAGCAGCTGGCGTCATATATCCGCTAGCTCTTGTTCCAGCCAATTCATATTCGGGTGAGCGAATTACATCTACCTTGAGATTGTCAACATACCAGGAGCCCCTCGGCTTACCTGTTCGCCTTGTGTATGAAGCATCGTAGGTCTCAAATATAGCCTCTACGATTGCTTTTTGTTCGTCTGTAACTTTTTCCCCAACAGCGTCTAGCACCTTACGCCACCAGAGTTGCTGGATGTGCTGTGCGTCAGACGCAACCTTAGCCGCCTCAAGCGCAGCTCTCGCGGCATCGTCGAACTCACTGGCAGCCAGGCTGTTGGCTAATGTCTTCTCTGCATCACTAAGCCCCTTCGTTGGGACTTTAGCCTTTGGTAATGTCTCTCCAACGAGCGCCGTCTCTGGATACGCACTCTTCTCGAAGTCGGTCTTTGTCTTGAAGAACTCCTGCCAGTTACCATCAATGAAACTAGACCAGATATCAACTACTTTTGCCTGGTACTTTGTGTTCCAGAAGAGAAGGTTGTTGCCTATCCTTTCGTTATAGGACATGTTCTCTTGCCCAGCATAGTGCTCGGCAACCATTTTGTTAAGGTCTTTGAAGCCATCCATCACGGCTTTCATCAGCTTCTTGCCACCTGCTTGCAGTTCTGCAGATGTAAGCCCAGACTTAGATAGAACAGTAGGGTCTCCCTTTCCGAGCAGTTCGACAAACACATCTGATAAATCCTGCAGGGCTTGGGCATCCAGTTTATAGAACTCATCCATAAGAGCGGAGTTCTTCTTGCTTAGGTCAGCCCAGGATTTGGTAGCTTCGTCTACCGACATGTTCTCTCTGGCATCAAAGTAGTTATCATAACCGCTTTGAATTTTCTTCATCAGCTCACTGCTGCTCTTATGTCTGTTGGTGACCACATCCATGAAACGCCTTGCATACTCGTCTCCTGGTTTCAGGGCGTCTACTAATCCCTTGGCAAAAGATTCTATGCGCACAGCAGAACGGGCAAAGACCCTGTTGGACTTCTCTCGCTGTGCCCTGATAATCCTATCGTGTAAACCGTACTCTCCAGCCTTTGCCGCTAAGTCTGCTTTTGCTTTAGCCTCTCCCCAACTGGCTGAGTTTCGATAGCGCGTAGACCACTCATCGGTTAGCATATTAGTAAACACGCTTATGCCACCAGCCATGCCTTCTTTCGTATAGATATTCTGCGTCTCATTGATTGTCTCCAGGGCACCATTGACTTGCATAAGGTCTATCTGGTCTTCAAATGACTTTGTAACAATATCTACAAGGCTGTCCAGATCGTCCGGCTCTTCTATTTTCTTGAGAGCCTCAATAAAGTCATCGTTATCAAATAGCTTAGCAGTCAAGTCCTGATACAGCTTCGCATTGTCTGGGTCGTTAGGGAATATTCTTTTGCCGACATCTTCAAACAATCCCTGGTCTACCGCGTCATACTCAACGCCTTCAATAAAAGCGTTCAACGTATCGGTAGCGTTCATCTTGCCATTCATTATGTGCATGTAATAATTCAATTGCTGGTCTGTTCCGCCCTTAGCCAGATAGTCTCTTCGGATATTGTCTGGAATTTTCGGGAGCAGGATGCGACTGTGCAGGTCAATCACCTGCTGAACGAACAGGCTGGCTGTGTTGTACTTTTCGATAGCGGAGTAGGCTTTGATAGCGCCACCAAAGTTGCGGATTTTCCTGGTTAGTGTGCCGATATTATCCATAGGGTTCATGGTCAGGCTGATTTTATTTACAGTGTCCATGACATCGCTAGCCAGTCCCATGCGCGAACTGTATTCGACAGGCATATTCTCAAGCCCAATCGCCTTGGCAATCTTCTCCATGCCAGACTTGCCCTGCAGTGGCACCCTGCCAGTCAAGAAGAACTGGGCGCCGATATTTGAGTACAGGTTGTTCATCCAGGTGGTGTAAGGAAAAGCAATCAAAAACGGGGATAGCATTGCTTTCTTCATGCCAGATAGCCTCTCCCACACTGGCAGCTTTTTTACGCCATATTTTTCAATCAGGAAGTCTTGTAGTTTCTTTTCCATAGCCATGCTGACAGATGCGAGAAACCCCTGGTCTGTAAGTGGCATGGCGTTTTTACCTGTATACTTTTGCAGTAATTCGTCAATCTTCGCAGCAGTCATCGTGCCGTCTGCAATGCTCTGCATTATCTGCCGAGACACATCGTCTTTCTTTGGCGCGAGTTTATTCTTTAGCTTGCTGAATATATCTTCTGCTTTCATGTCAAGCAGCTTCTCCGGCTTGACATCAAGAGATTTAGCAATCTTCGTAAGGGTTGCGCGGTCTACTCTTGTATCTTTATAAAGGTCTACAAACACATCCAGAAGAGACCCATCAGCAAAAACATGCTTGAGACCAGCCGCGGCTGCAGCCGTCATCGTTCCGCTTCCGAGAAACGCCTCTGCTGCCTTAGATACCCTACCAACCTGGACTGCCCCTATCATCTTCTTCAAACCATTCATCGTAAGTTCAAAGTTGTTACCGCTAAAGTAAAACAGTATCTGTAAAGTCTGGACGGCGTTCTGGGATTCAATCATCGCCTTAGTCCCAGGAGTTAGATCAGCCGCTTGCTGGAGACCTTTGATAATCTTATCTACGCCTGGTATCTTGATAGAAGTTAGGTGAGCGCGTATGCCTTCTAAGTCCAACTCTTTCGATGATTTGTAATCCGTAGGGATAACACGAGCGTAATTTTCGCCAGTCATTACAATCATGTCGTGTACTATCTGTACTTGGTCGGGCGTCATCACATCGTCGCCCAGAAACTGTGCGTGCTCAGACATGCGCATAGGTTTGTCTATGGGAATTTCATTGTTGTTCTCATCGAACATCCTGGTCACATAGTCTGTGCCACGAGTTACAACGTACTGCCTGTCCCCAATTCTGGCTGTATAGTGGTTGCCGTCTTCTGTTACCTTGCCGTACTCTATGTTAGTAGCGTCAATCGTTACAGGGTCTGGCATCGGCTGACCTGTATCTGGGTCAATCGGTTTGTTCCAAGACAGGGTTGTTGGGAGCGTATCATTTATCCCAGAGTTGTCCAGCTTCATGTCTTTTAGTAGTCTGGTAGCGCCAACGACTACGAGCTTCCCGTCCTTATCAGTGAAGAGCTTTACATCAATCTTATCCAGCATGTCTGGTGTATAGTGCCAGGTGGTAGAGCCATCAATGTTGTGGATGTCAAGTGTTCCATCGCTGGACACCTCAAAGCTAATCGTGTCTGCGACCCTACCGCCAGGAGATACAAAGAATTGTTGTGAGCTAGGCATCTCGTAGCCAGTAGCCATAGTAGCCATGTAGCCATGCAGGGCGTCCGGCAAGCCTGTAGTTCCACGCGCCCACTTGCTAACAACCCTGGTTGGATTTGCGGCTTTCCAGGCTTTATAGTCCAGGTTTGTCTGCAGCATTTTAGTTTGCGTCATCCAGTCTACACGGCTATCCCAGCCCTTGAGGATATTCTCTGCGATAGTTTGTACGCCCATGGGAAGGGCATCGACTAATGGGTTGCCTATATTAGCCCTTAGCTTTTCAGCGAATGCGTTCCAGGCGCGAGCTGGCAAAGCCTGCCCAGCCACCGCTGCTTTTCTCGACATATCATCAGCATACTTTGCAGCGCCAGCATCCATGCCAGCTGGAATAAGGTTAGTAAGGTCTACAAAGCTCTGCCCCATAAAGTCCGCCCAGGTACCACCAGTGCCAGTGAGTGAGGTCAGATAAGCCCACTCCTGCTCCAGTTCGTCACGTGTACGGTCATCGCCAAGAGCAAGCATCTGGTCATATGACATGAGCATACCTTCCTCGCCGAGATTGATCTCTGCCTCTCTTGGCTCTGCATAGCCCTTACTGATATCCCAGATTTCATTGCCAGTGGCAGTCTCGCCAGAACTCAAGTCCCAGTCCTTGCCGAACATAAGACCTACCCTGTCAATCCCTTCAGAAATAAGAGATGCGGTGTTGAAGAGGAAGTTGCCGAATGGCTGACCTTCCATCTCATACTGCATATAGCCAGCGTCATAGGCGGCGCTCCAGTCAACTTCGTCGCCCCTCTCTTTAACTTCAGAGGCTACATTTATTGCACCCATGATGCGTTCAGGAACTTCAGCGCCCTGGTTCATGGCACGAAATATTGATTGCACCACGGAATTGTTCGGATTGTTCTTGTTTGCCATCAGGTAAGCAAACGTCCCGATGCCGAGTATAGCCAGCCCAGCCGCGACAAATGGTGCAGCTGGGGTCGCTGCTAGAGCGGCTGCCCCACCTATAAGTGTGCCTGATGTCTTAAGCGCAATAACACTGTTTATGAGCATGTTGCCCATACCCCAGATGCCTACTGCTGGCAGGGCTGCGCCTACAACTTGACCAGTTACTTTAGATAACTCAGGCTGGTTCTCCATGGCGACTTGACCACCAACAGTCTGCACAAAGCGCTGCCAGGGATAGAGATTGAGATAGTCTCCGCCTTCTGGCTGTACGTCTGGGGCTTTCAGAAAGCTCCCGTCTTCCAGCGGATAGAGACCCTGTTCCTGGAAGTACTTTGTACTATCGTCAACGACGCTCTGGTCTACATATCCAAGTCCTACGCCCTCGCTTAGCTTTGATACAACAGTTGCTGCGTCTGGGGCGGTGTTGACTTCTGTTAGCCAGGCTTGCGCTTTTGCCTCTTCTTCTTTTTTTAGCTCATTGAGCTGCATTTCAGCCAACTCTACCTGCCGCCTTAGCCTTGCAGCCGCCCCTTCATATTGCGTTTGCTCTTTCAAGATCGCATCGTAGATAGGGACATTGCCATTAGGGTCAGGCACATAGTTGGTAAGATACGCCTCTTCACTACCGAATGGCAGCGGTTTCCAGTAGAGAGGGTCGTCCTCGCCATCGTTATAGTTTTTCAACGCATCGTACTGCGTTTCTAGGAAGTCGGTATCTAGCCAGTCGGGAGGCGTATAGCTTTCATCCTGCACACGCAAGCGATTGACCCAGGAGACGACGTTAGTAGGATTGTGCCAGTAGTTCTGGATTTCTTTTGTAGTATCCCAGGGGACGGCTGGCAGGTCTTTGCGGTACAGATGGTAAGCCTCTGGCTTCCAGTACATAGTTTTTGGCGCTTGTTGGTTGGGCGGATTGTAGCGATTTGCTTCCGTGAAGCCTTCTGGAACACGGGGCGCTCCTTCTGCAAGTGGGGACGCATATATCTTTGTATAACCGCGCGGAACATAACCTGGCTTATATTCCCTGCCTTCAGCCGCTGCTTGTTGTTTTAGCCAACCAAGGCGCATCTCGGCATACTGCTCGGAGTTCATCCCAGACTTGATATAATTCTGTTTTCCAAGATAAGTTGGGTCAAATTGTGGCATAATCGCTCTCTTTACTAGATATTCCATACAAGCATTGGCATCCGCCAGGAAGCCTGGTTGCCGTATTGTCCGCCAGCGTAACCAGAGGCACGCCCACTGCCACCCCCCGTATATCTAGGAGACGATGCGTTTGCTCCGTAGCCAGCACGAGTGCCAGGCAGATAGCTGTTCACGCCAGAAGAAGCGCCGTAGCTTGTGCTTCCGCCGCCGCCGCCCCAGCCGCCCCAGCCGCCCCAGCCGCCCCAGCCGCCCCCGCCTCCGCCGCCACCTGGGTCTTCGTAAGTCACGTTATCAAACAGGTCTCCATACGGTTCAGGATTTACGATTGGGAATGGATAGGTGGGAGTCTGCGTACTATAACCTGCTTGTTGGTTTGGATACGGATGTTCATCATTCCAGACGCCTGTTATACGCGGATTTAACATAGGCAAGTTCATGTTCGCATTTGGATTAACTGTGCTATAACCAGATTTTATATCAGGGAATAAATAGGCTCCGTTCCATGCGCCTTGTAGACGGTTGACATAAGAAATGGCTGGCACTGACGCACCGTTGCTCGCCCAGGGCTTGTTCCCTGGCTTTGCTGCTGGTATTGGATACGGATGTTCATCATTCCAGACGCCTGTGTCTGTCATAGCGGTTGCTCCAGCGCCGACTGAGCTGGTTCCGCCCATGCGAGCTGGGTTCGCGTATCTGCCATGTGAATAATTTGTGTATGCAGGGGCAGCTCCTGCTTGCGCATAGGGATTGACATATGCCCCTGGCACTGGCGTAGTTGAAAGCCAGGGAGACGCAGGAGGCTCTGGATAAGTCACATATACTGATCTTGTGCGCTGCTGCCCACGCTCATCAACATAGTTCTGAGTAATCCAGCGCTTACCATATAACGGGTTGGGAGACCAGTAGGCAGGGTTGTCTGCCTTATAGTCATAGTTATAAGATGATGCCAGCGTGTTCCCAATCGGAGTGTTCGGGTTCCAGTTGGGCTGTTGAGTAGTGTTCCGAAGATTTTGGAGGCTTATCTTTGGCTCGTTTATCTTTGTCGGATATGTTTGTGGCGGCAAGCTGTTCACCTGGTTCATCAAGGCTGAGTTTATTCTATCCATCATTTTCTGGAAGAAATTCATGCCAGCATCTTTAGGCGGAGTATAAGCCGCACCGTATCTGCCCTGAGAATAGTCTGTATATTTCTGAGGAGGCTCCGCCTTAGGCTTTGGAGGCTGGTAATATTTAGTCGGAGCTTTTGGCTGCGGCTTAGGCGGCTTATAGTAATACTCATTATCGATTATTTGCATAGTCATCCTCCGTCATTCCTGACTGCACTGGCGGTTGAGCCGCCTGTTTCTTAGACATGGCAAGCATCATCTTTTCGAGCTTCTTGAGAGCAGGCTCATGCCATTTCGCTTCGAGCTCATTCATCATTGTAACCGTAAGTGCCTTAGCACTAAGGTATATATCCTCTGCATCAACTACGGAAAGTATCACATTGCACCTTCACCTTCCTGGAGCATCTCTGCTTCTGGGTTAGGAGTGGTTGGCATCTCGTTAGGTCTTTGCGCTGGTATCGCGCCCTGCCCAACGATGGCAGGCATACCGCCCCTGGCGGCATTGTTCTGGTCAGCGAACCTCTGATCGCGCAAATACTTCTCCGCCATCATCTGCTCCTGCATACGTGGGTCGATCTGTTGTGGCGGCATTGCTTGCTGTTGCTGCATCATCTGCTGTTCCTGCATCGCTTGCTGCTGAGCCATCTGCTGTTGCTGTTGCTGCGCCTGCTGCATCTCCTGCATCATCTGCTGTTGGACTTCACGTGTAATCTCTTCACGCATGGCGCCAGTGAGATGTTCTTCCATCATCTTTGCGACATAGGTTTCTTCGATGACTTCCTTGGTCATGTCAGCAGACTGACCGACATTGAGGACGTTCTCTCTAATCCAGGAGTCGGAGGCGAGACCATACTGTTTGAGCATACTGGCAATATTCGCCTGCTGCAGTTTATCCTGGGGCAGGTCGGCATCGAGCTTGACGTCAATGATGAGGTCATCCTTGAAGTCCTTGGGGTCAATGTCCAGGATATCGCTCTCATAGACCGCGGTGCGTTTCTTCTTCTTATCCCTCAGCATGGTGAACATCTTCTCGAAGCCAGTGCCGATACCCCAGCCGCCTGCCCTCTGCGTGGCGATAAGAGGCAACTGCCCAGACTGTGAGAGCAGGGAGATAGCAGAGTATGCCATACGGGTATTAGGGGACTGCCCGAAGACCTGTTTGTAGAGGGTGCTTTCCTCAATCATGCGCTCGACAACTTCCATGCCGTAGAGCATGTCCTTGTTGAGTACATCCCGCTGCAGTGGGGAGAACTTGTCTCCTGGGTTGAGGTGGACGATACCGCCTACGTTGTCAAAGTCAACTTCTATCTTGCTGTCTGGGTCGGAGCGTTCATGCACAAACATGGCATTGCTGGCGACTGCAAACAGGTTGGAATAGATAGCCGTAAGCTCCAGGTTGTGTCTATCCCAGAGTTCACCCTTCCAGACGCCATAGAGCAGTGGCTGGTACTGGTATTCTGGGTCAGAATTGAGGGCGCTGCCCTCTGCGCCCTGCACTACGATTGGAATACAGGGTAGGTTATGCTTTCCGCCGATCAAAGGCTCATCATCGTCGTCAATCCAGGCAAAGTGTACGTCTAAGTTCCAGTAATCTTTATAGACTACGGTATCAGTAGGTCTTTTATCAACATATTTCTCAATTTCCCCGAACTTTGAGGCGATTTCGCCGTAGGTCATCTCCTGTTCGCGGTAATAAGCGGTCAAACCGAAGGCGTCGAACTCCGCATTGCCACATTTAGGGTCAAGAGGCTGAAAAATATAGGGCGTAACCTTAGAAAAGTGCTCATAGCGCTGTTTTCTAGCCTTAGAGGTCTTGGAATCGCGCTTTGTAGCGATTTCTAAGAGGTCATCGGTGTCTGTGATGCTCAAATGGAACTGCCCGTAGCGCAAAAGTGACGCTACGAGTTCATAATGCACGGGTTTTTGGAGTATCCTACCGCTGTGATACCAGATTGCCTTGCAGGCTTTCTCGATTTTGTCGGCATAGTCCTTCGCGGTGACGTCATTGATGTCATAAGGCACCTTGATTATGGGGTCTACTGCCGTCAGGAGGCGCAGTGCCCCCATATATTGGTTCCTGGCATCTGGTGAGGTGGTGAATTTCAGGTTTGGGTCGGTAGGTTTGCCCTTCCAATCCATGTTAATCATGTCATCCATCTCAGCTTGCATCTTATGGAGCTTGTAATTGACATCTACAAGCTCCGTGCCGTGTTGTTTTGCGTCTTTCAGTTCTGTCATGTTATATCCTATCTAAGCTCATAAAAGGCGACCTCTGTATTCTAGCTGGAGCAGACTTCTTGTAGTCCCTTACAGTGGTAAGCGCATAGCGCAGCGCGTCATAAGCATGGTCTTCCATGTGGGTGTTGACATCCTCTTCATGGTTTGGGTCGTACACAAGCTGGCTAAGCTGCTTGATAAGGTTGGGGCAGGTGTTGAAGATGAGCAGCCCTGGGTCTCCGTCCTCTAAGTTATTGAGCAGCCGGTCTACTTTGCGCTTCCCATTGAGGCGGTTGTTCTCAGCCTTGCGGATAAAGCAGCCGTTCTGTCCATAGACTTCAGCCGAACTGGTGACAAACTCCTGCGTTCTGCTAGTCCACATGGCAGGGTCGGCGTACCT